CGAAAAAGCCGGCGATAGGCGACCATACAGCCATGACTACCGATGAGGCTACTTGGAACACGGTCTGTATAAAGCTCGTGACAGCCTGGAATCCAGCAGAGATGCCGCCCCACAAAGCGTTTAGCACGGCCATAATCTGGTCTTTAAACGTGATCACAAGCCCGATAAGCAGCGAGAACGGCCAGAACATTATGGCAAGGATGGTCGGGCCCCAGTTTTGCAAAAAGCTCGTCACGTTGTTGAAAGCGGTGGTAATGGCTTGCCATACGTTGCTCAGCGCTTGGCCAATACCAGTAAAGATGCCAGTAAACCACTCAACCATACCGTTCCAGGCGTTCTTGATCCACTCAACAGCATTGCTAAAGATATGAAAGCGGTTTTCAAGGTCAATCAAGAACGGAATCAACGCCGCTATTACTGTTATGATCAAGCCAAGCGGGTTAGTGCGCAATACGGTGCTCAATGCCCCGATCACACTGCCGGCCTCTTTTATTCTCGCGCTAAGCTGCCCAAACCAGCCTACAACATGGGCTATTTTAAGTGCCACAAAGCCAGCTGCAACCATCTTGAGCACTGGTAATAGTGCAATGAGGACATTACCAAACGCTTCAATAACACCAGAGTCAGCAAGCTGCTTGATTATCTTTGTAAGCTCCGGCAATAGCTTCTGCCCAAAGTCTGTAGCTACAGTCTCTATTGTACTCTTCAGGTTGTCCAGCGCACCGTTAAAGCCGCTGTTTTGCGCTTTTGCCAAGTCCATAGCAGCGCCAGAACGGCCCACAGCCTTTGACATGTCATCGTATGACTTACCAGCCGAATCAGCCAAGAAGGCGGCCGCACGGAAGGCGTCAGTGCCAAAGATGGTAGCCAATGCTTGCTGCTTCTGCTCTTCAGATAGTCCTTTAAGCCCATTTTGGAGGTTTTGGGCGAGCTGTCGCATACCAACGAACTTGCCGCTAGCATCGTAGGCGTTAATACCCAACTGATGCATAAGGTTGGCAGCCTTTTTACTTGGGTTGGCCAAGCTAATAAGCATCGTCTTAAGTGACGTACCAGCGTCAGAACCTTGCATACCGCGGTTAGCGAATAAGCCAAGAGTGGTCACTGTGTCCTCTAATGACACACCAAACTGGCTAGCAACAGCAGCGGACTGCTGGAGGCCTAGAGAGAGGCCACGAATATCTGTAGCGGAGGCGTTAGCACCGTTAGCAAGCACGTCAGCTACCTTGCCCGCGTCGCTTCCTTTCAATTTGAAAGCGTTTAGTGCCTGGGCTGCGATAGTAGCAGCGTCTGCCACATCAATCTGGCCTGCTTTAGCGAGCGACATAACACCCTTTGATGCGGCTAGCGTATCATTCACCGACAAACCGGCCTTTGATAGCTCTGTCATGGCGTTTGCGGCGTCTCTAGCACTCACACCAGGCAAAGATGCATCTTGTCCCAACTCACGTGCTTTAGCGGCCACCATGGCCATCTGCTGCGCTGTAGCACCAGACACTGATTTAAAGATGTTTAGCCCCTGCTCATAGTC